GCGTTCCGCCGCTGACACAGCGCTGGCGGGACAGATCAACTCTGTCTCGGCTACCGCGAATTCGCGAAACCGGACCTTCTTCCAGAGCGGCTCTCCGACGGCCACCGCGGCGGGCGACCTCTGGATTGATCTCCTGAACGGTAGCGCGGTGAAGCGGTGGGATGGCACCGACTGGGTCGACACGACGATTGCGAATGGGGCGATAAATTCAGCGGTACTGTCCGAGACCAATGCCCGTGTGACCGCCCTGAATGCGATCTCCGACCGAACGACGGTACTCGAGTCGACCATCAATAACTCCAACACCGGGCTTTCTGCGGTGCGCGCGAGGGTCCAGACGATCGAGGGCGCTTACGTGACGCAGTCCTATGCTGACGCGAAGAAGGCGGAGGCGATCACGGCGGCCGCGGCGGATGCAGCGGCGAGGGTGAACGAGGAGGCTACGGCCAGATCCGCGGCCGACACTGCGATTTCCTCGCAAATCGGGACCGTAGCCGCATCGATCGATGGTAAGAATCGAACTTTCCTGCAGGCGACGGCCCCCACCGGGAGCTCCGCGGGCGACCTCTGGATCGATACAGGCAACGGTAACGCGGTGAAGCGCTGGAATGGGTCCGCGTGGGTCGATACGACAGTCGCATCGGGCGCGATCGGAACGGCGGTGTCAGCGGAGGCAACCGCGAGGGCCACCGCTGACGGCAACCTTTCCGGCAAGTATTCCCTGAAGGTGGCCGCGGGAAACATCGTAACCGGGATGAACATCACGTCGGCGACGGGCGCCGGTGCGGATGTGTCGGACATCACCTTCCAGGCTAGTTCGTTCAAGATCCACAACGGGACCTCGGCGGTGGCACCGTTTCAGGTGGTGGATGGTAAAGTGCGGGTCACGGGTTCGCTCGTCCTCACAAGCGGTGATGTCTCTGGCCTGGGAAGTCTCGCCACCCAGAACACGGTCACGGCGGGGCAGGTGAGCGGGTTGGGGGCGCTCGCGACTCAAAACTCAGTGGCAAGTTCCCAAGTGGCTGGTCTCGGCTCTCTGGCGACCGCGAGCAGCGTGGACCTTTCGACGCAGGTCACCAATAAGTCGCTCGCCAACCTCGATACCTCGGCGAACGCGAAGCTCGCCGGTATCTCGCCCCACGCCGATGTGACGCTGACCGCGATCAACGGCGGGCTGGTCATTACCTCGGGCGGCCTGACGCTTGACGGTGTCCCCGCGATCAAGTCCGCGGACTACGCTGCCGGTTCGGCCGGGTGGGCCATCAAAGGAAACGGGGACGTTGAGTTTTCCGACGGGATTTTTCGCGGAACCGTGCGGGCAGCGGTCATTGACTATGCGCCCTTGATCGGAGCGGGTGGACCGGGACTCAGCGCTGTCATGGATTGGCAGCACACCGGAGGCGAAAACTGGCGGACCGACATAAACGACAGCAACTCCGCCTTCCGGATCTTCAATTCCAATGCAACGTCGGGCACGAAGACGATCGAACTCGGAGTCGGCTCCCGGCAATTGGACCGGGTCAAGGTGTGGGGTGACCTGGAGATGACGGGGTACGGTTACGGGGACTTTACCTCGTACTCGTCGCGCGAACTGAAAGAGAACATCTCACTGGTAGGAGGTGTACTTTCCCGTCTGATGCAGGTGAGGGTAGTGGAATTTGACTGGAAAGATGGGGCGCCGAGGACGGGTCGTGATGTCGGCGTCATCGCGGAGGAGATCGAAGCTATTTTCCCGCTCGTTGTCGTGCGGGACCGAGCCGGGATTCCGGCCGTCAATTATCCGAAGCTGTGCGTGTACCTTCTGCGCGCGTTGCAGGAACTGGGGGCCCCCAGCCGATGACCAAGTGAAACTCTACGGAAAAGAGTTTCCCGAGGGATGGTCCGAGGCGATGTCGGAACTGCACTGCTATCTGAATGACCACCTCCCGAGCGCAGGTGGCCTCGGTCGTCACGGCCATTTGCGTAACGCCATGATGCTGCTCTGGCCGGACTTGTACGGTGGAGAGGCAGTTCCCGGCGTGCCGCGGTGGCGAGACGATCTGGAAATGCTTACTTGGGCCTGGTGCAACTACCGGGTCGTCTCCGTTATTGGGCACGCTTCAGCAGCGAAGACTCACACATTCGCCCATATAATCGCAGCCTGTTACATCGCTGATCCGTCGAACTCGATCATCACGCTGACGTCGACGCACCTCACAGGGCTTCGAAAACGCATTTGGTCGGATACTGTCTCGGCCATCCGTCTGGCGCACATGGGTGGCTCCGTTTACGGCGGCCACCTTTTTGATGTCCGAAACCACGACATGACGATCCGCCCCGCGGGCACCAAAGAGGACAAGTATGTCATCGAGGGTATCGCGACGGATCGTGGGCAAGACGCAGTGGAAAAGATTCAGGGAACCCATTCCCGGATGTCGCGTTACGTCATAATTGATGAGGCTCAGGGCACTCCTCAGGCGATTTTCGAAGCCGCAGCGAACCTCATGACCGATCAGGATTTCCGGATGGTTCAACTGGCGAACCCCACGCGCCGGTATTCCGAGTTTGGTTCTTGGTGTGAGCCCAAAGTTGGATGGAAATCGGTCGATCCCGACATCGATACTCACTGGGAGACCAAGCGCGGGGGCATTTGCCTGAAACTCGACGGGCTTAAGTCCGCCAACATCAAGGCAGGACGTACCATTTTCCCGTTTCTGATCCGCCAAGACTACCTCGACAACGTGGCCACGGCGTTCGGGGTGGGCTCTCCGCGCTGGTGGACCTTCGTCCGAGGCTGGTTCGCGCCGGAGGGCCTCTTTGGAATCACGTTTCCCTCCGCGGTGCTCCTCAAGGCGGAGAAGAAGTTTGAGTACCAATTTGAGCCGACCCGGATCGCTGCGCTCGACCCGGCCTTCGAGGGCGGTGACCAGTGCGTCCTCAGCATCGGGGAATTCGGCGAATCGAACGGATCGAAGCACGCATTGAACCTTGTGCGGTCAGCGCCGATCAAAGTTGTGGTGAGCGACCGCTCGGAGCCGATCGATTACCTGATCGCCGCCGAGGTGAAACGGATCTGCGCCGACTACAAGGTGGCGCCTGAGAACTTCATCATGGACGTGACAGGCGCCGGCCGGGGTGTGGCAGCAATCCTCGAGAAGGAGTGGTCGCCTGTGATCAATCGATGCAACTTTGGGGGCGGGCCCACCGACCGCCGGCTCAAGACTTCTGAGGCTGAGTCCTGCACCGAGCTGTTTGATCGTTTTGTTTCGGAGTTATGGTGGGCTGGGAGAGCGTGGATGGAGGAGGGGATGGTCGGAAACCTCGGTGATGAGTTCAAAGGCCTGCGTGATCAGCTCTCGTCGCGCCAATACGAGACGGTCAAAGACAAGAAGATCCGCATCGAGACGAAGAAGGAGATGAAGGACCGCCTCGGGTACTCTCCCGATGAGGCTGATGCCTTTGTTCTCCTCGTTGAGCTGATGCGTCGAAAGGGTGCCGTGGCAGGCCGGCCGGCTGCTGGTGTGGTTGGCAACAGGGATGACCGGCTTCTAAAGCGGGCGATCCGCTACAGCCGCGTCATAGATCCCGCGCGAGAGTACAGCACGGAGGCCGCCTGATGGCCCTTATCCGCTCCTTTCGTGACGTCCCACCCGGTGGCTGGCGCTACGTTCAGCCGGAGACCGGCGTTCACTTTGATTCCGACACGTTTGAAGGATTGGTGGAGAAGATCCGCCCCCACCGGCTCTACAAGGGAATTGGCGCTGAAGATCTCGAAGCGGAAGTGCAGAGACAGCTTTGTGTCGGGTTATCAGAACAGGAGTGTCGCGCTGAACCTGGTGAGGACTATCGGCCGGTACGTGACCTGACGGCCAAACTCACGACCCGGATGGCGTTGGGACTGACCAGGGCCGTGACTGCGAGCCTGTTGGAGGTGGCTTCCGGCCGAGCTGCGCTGGTTAGCTCTGATGAAGCTGAGGCGCGTGCGGTAGTCTGTCGGGGGTGCCCTTTCAATAAACCGGCATCCCTGTGCTCATGTTCGGCTGTCTATCGGGCGATCGAGGCCGCAATACCTCGGGGCAGAGAACTGAAGGGCATTTCCGTTTGCATGGCTTGCGGCTGTTCGTTGCAGGCGAAGGCCAATCTGCCTCTTGCAGTTGTTCAGGCCTCAAACCCGCCTGGTATTTCCTTTCCGCAGTGGTGCTGGCAGAGGTCGCCCGACCATTTGGCAGATTCCGCGATACCTGATAAAAACAGGCCGCCCGATGGAAAAACGCCCAGCCAGCCCGCTGCCCGCCCCGGGGGAACGCCGGATCCGTGATGCGGCAACCGCCCGTTCGCTCTGGCTGAAGCTGCGCACGGCGTCGGTGCAGCGTCGTGAGAAATGGGTGCAGGTTCAGAACCAGTTGGACGGGGCGCCACCGTTCGCGAACCGCGAACTGCTCGAGTTGGGGCAGGGGTGGCGCTGCAACGTCAACTTCCGAGACGCCTCATCGACCCTCGATCAGGTCCTGATCAGCTACTGGCGGCTGCTGCACGACACCACAAATCTGGCCGCGGTCAGCTACCTCACGCCGGATGATCCGAAGGCCGAAACGTGGGAGCAGATCTTCCAAACCAACTTCAACCGCTTCGTGGACGACTGGGGACCGGACTATGTCCGAAACTACCTGCTGTTTTCCCAGAACCATGTCGCGTACGGCGTTGGCGTCGTCTTCTGGAATGACCGCTATTCGCCCCGCTGGGAGGCAGTACGGCTCGGAGACGTTGAGGTGCCCACTCGCTCCAAGGCTTCGGTCGAAAAGCTATCCTTGGTCGGGATCCGGCAGGAGCTGGAAATCGATTACCTCTGGGAGCTCGTTCGCACGCCGGAGAACCGGGCGACCGCCCAAAAAAGAGGTTGGAACACGGATGCGATCGAGGCCGCGCTAGTCCGCGAGTTCGTGAAGCAGGAGGGTAACGTCTCGGCGCCGGTCACCGGCCAGGACGTCCTCGAACTGCAGCGGCTCATGCGGGACAACGCGCTGGGGGTCACGACCGGCCACGATCCGGTCAAGCTGGTGCACCTCTTGGTCAAGGACCACGACGGCAAGGTCTCGCGGATGATCTTCGCTGAGATGCAGGAGCATCAGAACGAATTCCTCTTCGATGACTCCGGCTCCGAGGCACGCCCCTCCGGGATGAATCACGTCCTGGGCGCGGTATTCTTCGATGCCGGCAACGGCGACTGGTGGGGGACGAAGGGTTTCGGGGTAAAAAACTTCCAACTGGCGACGGTCATGAACCGGATGAAGTCGCGGGCGGTCGACCGGACGCTGCTCGACGGATTGAACTTCCGCGACTTATCCGAGGGAGGTCGTGAGACGGTCCCGATCACCACCATCGGTCCGTTCAATTTCCTGCCGAAGGACGTTGAGCAGATTCCGCAGTACCCGTCCGGGAGGAGCATTCTGGAGACGATCCAGATGCTGGATGCCCAGTACTCCACGAACAACGCCCGTTACCGCGATCAGGGACGTCAGATCGAGCAGACCGACACGGCGACGCAGGCCAACATCCTGGCGAACATCCAGTCCCAGGTGGATGTGGCCAACGCCACGCTCTACCTGCGCCAGATTGCACGAAACGTTTTTGCCGAGCAGTTCCGTCGGCTCCGCCTGAGGGGTAATCCGGACCCCGACGCTCGTATCTTCAGAAAGCGCTGTGTGGAGGAAATGGGCATGCCGGAAGAGGTGTTCTACTCCGGGGAGATCGGGCTCAGGACCGGCGCCGATCCCGGGGCCGCCAATTTGGCGGTGCAGGGGCAGCGGGCGCTTGAGGCGATGGCTTTACCCGACGCCAACCGTCGCTGGTGCCAGGAGAAATACGTGGCCGCGACATTTGGGGCACAGGCTGTCGCCAAGGCGCTCAATCCGGTCGACGCGGCCTCCGATGTGAAGTCCCAGCGCCTCGCGCTGATGGAGAATAGCGACATGGGGGAGGGGAATCCTCTCCCCGTCGATCTCCAGGACAACCACGCCGCCCATTGTCCAGTGCATCTCCAGCCGCTGGAGGTGATCGTCCACAACTTCGACGCCTCGGGCCGCTTGGATCCGAACGCGCTGATCGCCCTGCAGAATGTCATCCCGCATCTCGACGCGCACTTCGAGCAGTTGAAGGCCGACAAGCTGCAGGCGGCGCTCTTCAGCCAACTCTGGCCACGGTACACGGCCGTCCGTTCCGGTGCGGAGGGAATCTTCCGCCTCGTGGAGCGCATGCACGCCAACGCCGAGCGGGGCGGGTCACCCACGCCACCCGGCGGAGCGATCGATTTGCCGGCGGAAGTCGGGGCCGGAACGCCGCAATGACGACGCTACTCAATCTCTTCCGACGATTCCTCATCCCGCGCAGTCGGGAGTTGGTGATCCCTGTGCGGTCGCACGGACCCCTGACGCATCTCGAACGAATCGAGATGCGCGAATGGCTAAAGCTGCCACTCACACAGAAGGCCCTGGCCTGCATGGAGGCCCAGCATCCCGGAACCAACCTGCGTCTGCCTGCATACGCCCGGAGTGAATGGGATGCGCATGCCGCCGTGAGTTTCCTAAGCCGGGTCAAAGGCTGGGAATTGTACCGCAATCAACTGCTCGCGCTTGCCGAACCTCCCAGCGAGGTCCGGGACCCGAGCGAAACCTACCCGTCACCTGAAGAATGAGCACCGCAACCGCCACTGAGCCCACCTCTGCCCCTGTAGCCGAAGCCGGCGAGTCACACCTCGCCGCCGCGGACAAGTTTTTCGCGCCGGAACCGCCGGTAGCCGTGCCCGCTCCGGCTCCCGAGCCCGCCAAGGCCGCTGACAAGCCGGCGGAGCCTCAGGCGGAGAAGCCGGCGCCGGTTGACCCGGATCCCCTGGCCAAGGTCCTAAAGGCGGCGGCGAAGGCTCCTGTGGCGGCTGAGGTGCCCTCAGCGGATGAGATCGACCGGGGGCTGCAGGCGCCGCCGGAGAACTCCAAGAGCCGCGCCGGTTGGGATGAACTCAAGAAGAGAGCCGCGGACGAGCGGAAGCTGCGTCTGGAGCTGGAGCAGAAGTTGAAGGCGCGTGATCCCAAGGGTGCCGCGGCGGCGGCGGATGAGGCCACGCTCGCCCGACTTGCCGAACTGGAGCAGCAGAACCGCCAATATTCCGACCGACTGAAGGTTCTCGATCTCAAGTCCCACCCGGAGTTCGCGGAAAAGTACCTCGCGCCGGCCAGCCGGGCGAAAGCCGCCCTCGGTGAAATCGCGAAGAGCGATGAACTGGAGTTGGACGTGGAGCAGTTGGTCGGGTTGAAAGGCAAGGCGCTGAACACCGCGGTCAGCGGGGTGATGGAGAAAATGACTCCCTACGCTCGGGTTCGTTTCCAGTCCGCCCTCGACAGCTATTTCTCGTCGAAGGACGCGGCGGACAAGGCGGTCGCC